GCCCTGATTAAAAATGTGGGCATTGTTGTTGGTGACAATCGAATCCCAAAAATTGTTGCATCAATTACGAATTCACCGTTTTCTAAATCTGTTTTGGGGTCAAAAAAATCGGTTTGGTTTCCTTGTTCATCAACATAATTTGTAAATGCAAGTGGTCCACTTTCGCCACGCAACAATCTATTACCAAGTCTATTACATTGACGTGCAATAAAATCTTTACCTTTTCTTGTTATTGGTACATATCCTTCCATAACTAAACATCTCTTATTTTTTCAGTATACATTGATTCATATCTCGCTTGGTCTGGTATATTGTCTGGTGTTATATCACTTGGAGCAACATCTTGTTGTGATAACGCCTCAATGCTTGTTTGATCGCTTTTACCGCCTTCAAAACCAAACACCGCAGAAATTTCTTTAACTCTTGGCAACGGATATTTTAACAGTTTTGTTCCTGAAAATTCTGTTACCATATGGTTGGGTTTAATTGAATGTTTTACCGTTAATATAACATACGCTCCGTTAAATAACGGCACATTTTCTAGCTGGAAATACTGTGTTGGTTGTATCATCACATTTCCAAGCGATGTAACTGTGGCTTTATACGCCCTGTTTTCATATAAACTATATAAATTCTGCCCTTTTGGTATTGGTGCCTGTACTTTATTATCGCCTGCTATTCTCGATAATATTTGTATTGATTCATTTGTTTCAGTATGTTCTTTACTTTCAACTTTATAGTCAGTAAACATTGACTGATTTTGTTCACCATATCTAACCCTAAATGCTCGAACCTGACCATATGGAAAATCTTGGTTGGTTTCTAATTGATTATCTTTTTCTGGTTCGGTTGAAAATTGGTCACAATCTCCTGTAGAAAAATCAATTTCTCCGGGATTTAATAAATCAACAATTCCATCATCTTTAAAATCATTTTGTCTGCCCGTAATACTTGTTGGATAACTTGAAGAACCGCCAATATACATACAAACAAAAATTGGTGCTGATTTTTGTTTTCCACTAACATCCAACTTAAACGCATCCAACCAACTTTTATCGTTGTCATATGACATAAAATTTTGAAGTGGAAAAAATTCAAAACCATTAACACTTAATAATTGTGATATTGCAGTATAAACACTCATATCAGGTGTTTCGGCAATATCTAACAGTATTTCGGGGTCAATAATTGTATCTCCAACAGGTAACATTGCTCGATTAACAAATGCAAATGAATCGATTAATGCATTGGTTTGTGGATAATTAAATGGATAGCCTGTGTTGGGTGTATTATTCTCTCCTGACAACCATTTATCGTTTATGTTTTTAAATGAATAATATGTTTGATTTCTAATGTCTTCATCCCCACCAATTCTTTTATTTTCTTTATTTTTATTTCTTTCTCTTCTTTTTATATCAATAATTTGTTCTCTAATTTCTTTAAAGAAATATTTGAAATAATTATCATTTAAATTTTTACTTTGTGGGTCTTCATTTAATTCTGCAACAGACGTAAATGAAAATTTTGGTGTAAATTCTTCACTTCTTTTAAATGTTTGTGTGCTATCAATTAACAAATAATGTCTTTCCATTAAAATTGAAATAATACGATTTCTAAAATCACTATCACCATCATAAAGCTCTTTTAATTTAATATACACATCATCAGAAGGGTCTATCAACACAAAATCATCCTCATCCATTTGAGCAATTGCTTGGTCATAAAAACGTTTTATTGAACTAATTAAATCACTATATTCACCTAAATTAAAGAATGTTTCAGATTGTGTTCTTAATAATTCTTTATCGTTTTCAGATAAACTATTTTTAACATCAAAATAATCCGCAATAATCAACAAACCACAATTTAAAATATCACCACTCAATTCTTGATTTTTAAAGAAATCAACAATTTTTCCAATGTCGTTGTTTTCTGTCATACGAACCAACAACCCCAAATATAAACCAATNAAANGTGGGATTTCAATNACTCCTGGCCTACTATACATAAATTCATTAATGTTTTTGGGGTATTCATTAAACGGACTTAATGCGTTTCCAAAAAACGATAAAAACATTAATGCACTCAAATCTTCATCAAACGAATCACTTAAGCCATCAACCAATAAATCATATAATTCTTCATTTCGAAATATAATATGACTTAACGTCATAAGTAAACTTTCGCTTGCATTACCCCTTTTTCCAATTCCAAGTGCTGGATTTCGTAAACCAATACTTTCACCTTCTCCTTTTCCTGCTAATTTATTAAAACCTAAATTACCATATTCATTATCAACAAAAAAATCAATTACATCACTAATGTTTTGCGTTGTGTTACGTCTTCCATTTAAGGAAATTCGAAGTGGACTTCCATAACCAAAATCAGATACCTTACCTTCAGAAAGCCTATGAATTCTTAATTCACCTTCTATGCCTTTATTTGAAATGAATGAATCTCTTCGTCTCGTAATCCAAATATCCTCCAAGTAAACGGTTTTTGTGTTGTCATCATTTGTTAATTCATCAACAAACAAAAGGTTTTTATCTGTAAAACGATAAAAATCTTGCATTTTTGTACTCCAAAATCTCGCCCATGCACTTCTACCAATCTCATTTAAATATGTTGCAACTGGACCATCACCAGAAACATCATCATCAGCACCCCTTATTACAACTGGTGCTACAAAGTAATGTAACCCCCTAAAATCATCAGAAAGTTTATTAATATTAATCGTTCTATCACTATCAACATCTAACGTATCATTGTCAAAATTATAAATTTCTTTTGTTTCAGCATATGAATAGAAGTTTTCTATATTTTGTTTAAAACCGTCAGTTATTTGGTCGACCAATCTAAACAAATTGTCATTATCCAATGCTTCGGCTAAATTAGCGGCTTCTGATTCGGCCAAAAAACTTATCAACTCATCATTTTCAGTATTAAATAAATCGGGAACAGCAAATTGTGTGATGGCATAATATCTACGCAACATAATTTCCATCATTGTGTCGAATTGGGTTTGCCCTTCACCAAACAAAACACCAAAATATGGGCTTATCACTGGACCAACCATTTCACTATCAAAAGGTGCAAAAGGAATCCAAATATTATTTCCTTGTGCATCGGTTTCCGTTCTTTTGCGTAGTAAATAATTCATACGTTTTTCAAACCTAAACGAATCAATAAAATCATCAACCAAATCCATTTCTGGAAAAATGTAGTCAATTTCTTCACTTAATTTATGTGGTGAAACCCTACTTTCTTCTTGTCCATCACACCCGATTGTTTCTTTATTTACTATTAAAGGAAATGGATAAATCTTATCTGTTGTGTCTTTATAATATGCATCTTTTGAAATTATTCTATCGATATTTTCATTATGACTTTTTTCTGCCAATATAGAAGTATCTCTTAAAATATTAAAGAACTCATCTACATCATCCAATATTAATTTAACAACATTATATATTGTTGGTGCCATTCCTAATTGAGATAAAACCATACTATTGATTTTCATATTTAATTCATCTGCAAGTTTATCTCTTACATCAATTAATCGATTTCTTCTTCTATATAAAAGAAGGTATTGTCTTGTAATGTCCAAATAAATATAACGTGCCGATGTTGCTTGTTGGTTTTGTGATAAATTAACATCTGAAGTAAATTCATTCGTATCTTCAAACGAATAATCAAATCCAACCGATTCCGCAAACCTTACCAATGCGTTCTTTTTTGAATTAACCCTACTTCCAAAGTCAAATGTTGCTGATGTTTGGGATTCACCAACAAAAAAACCTATGTATAGTCTTTTATTAAAATCACGAACACCGCTTTCACTTAAATTTTTTATTTGGTCATTGTATGTCCTTATATTTATAAGCCTTTCAACTTCTTGTTTTTGAGGTGGTATATCTTTTCTATAGTAAACCATTAGAATTGGGTCACTACTTTGTTCTGTTAATTCAACGTTTCTTGCATATTCACCTATAAGTCTTAATCTATTATTAACCTCATTTAATTGATTAACAGCTCTTTCATAACTTTCATTATCGCCTGTAGTGTCTAGTTTTCTTCTTATTGCAGAATATAAATTACGCAATCTAGCAATAANTTCTGCAGTNTTTCTTGGTCTTGATGTAGAAATTATGTCTGGGTCAACAAATTTACTTCGAATTAATGGAACGTTTTTTATGTAAGGAAATAAAATATCTGTTAGTGGAGCATACATTATTGCAATGAATTCTCCGTTTATTATAAAATTACCGGTTTCTGGTTTAAATTCTGAAGTATATTTCACTAAATGCATTTCATAACTCAACATTCTTCCATAATACCCCTTAACTTTCAAAGTAAATCTTGGTGGTGGGAAATCGAAAAGTATTCGGTATGGCGAATTTTTTTCATTAAAAAATGACATCCCCCTAACATCGGTAAATTCAATATTTATTTGAGGTATATATGATGAGTTTGTGATTATTTCAACATTTGTTAAACCAAAGCCTTCATATTGTATTTTTTCTCCCGTTCTTTCATCGTGCCATTTGGTTGTAAAATTACCATATGTTGGACTATTTGGGTCTTGGTCAATTCCCATCATATTGATAGCGATACTATCTTCCAAACCCGTTTGAGTTAATTCTACACCACCACTCTCAAAAGTTAAAACACTCCTACCTTTTCTTCTTGCCGTTAATTCGACAAAAATGTGCATATCTTGATATTTTGGAATGGCGTTGTGAATATTTTCGTCAATATTTAATCCGTTTGGATCAACCAACGTAACGTTTCCGTGGGTTTGAAAAAATCTGCTATCACTCATAAATTAAACCTATTTAAAATAAATACTATTAACCAGAAAACCCGAAATTTAAGGATTTTTTTTAAATAATGCAAGGAACCATATAAAAATAAAGAAAAAAAAGTATTTATAATAAAAAATGATATGGCTAGATTATTAGAAGCGGGTGAAACTGGTTTTGGAATTTTAATTGAGAGGGATGCCGGATATATTGGCAATGACTTGAATGAGAAATTTGTTGTTAATGAAAATTTTAAGGTAGAACTCGGTAAACCAATATTCGTAAACAGTATTCTTCAAAAATGGGGTGTTAAAAATCAAAACGGTAGAATTTACCCAAAAGATATTTTGGTTAACCAAGTTAATGAATACCAAAAAATGATTGATAATGGAAGTTCGCCATCAGAGGCAGACCATCCAGAATCATCAGTAATTTCTTTGTTAAACATATCTCACCTCATCACAAAAATGTGGTGGGGCAAGGGGGAAAAAGAAAATATTCTTTTCGGTCAAATTAGATTAATTGTTACTCCGGGTTTTATAAAATACGGTATTGCATCGGTTGTTGGAGATAAGGTTTTGTTGTATATGCAAAACGGACTTAAATTAGGAATATCTTCAAGAGGTGTTGGTACATTAAAAGATGTTGATGGAGAAAATTATGTACAAGATGATTTTGAATTGATTGGTTTTGACTTGGTTTCAACACCAAGCACGCCCGGAGCATATTTATTTCCCGGTGTCGATATTGATGATCAGGGGAATATTGGTGAAGGATATAAGAAAAAGAATGGCGTTTATGTTAATGAAAATAAGAAAATTATAGATGCTTTTGATAAGTTTTTATTGTAAAGTAATCATTTTTAACTGCTTTATGTAAAAAAATATAGTTTTTTTAATATGTAAACGTATTTATATAAAAAATAACAATAAAATTAAATATTGTTGACTATGAAAAATGAAGATAAAAAGTCCGTATTAAATGAATCGATTATTGAATACGAACAAATTATGGAAGCTGCAAGAAAAAATGCTGAAAAAAAACTTGCTGATGAGTTTCCAGAAAAGTTTAATTCATTATTAAAAGAAGAATTAAAGAAAAATGACAAGAATGAGTCCGAAGAAAAGGATGTTGTCAGTGAATCAAAAGATTCAAAAGAAAAAGAGGTTGATGATAAAGCCGACATAAACGATGATAAAAAATCAATTAGTGAAATGAAAAATGCTGATGACAAAAAAGCCAAAAAATTAAATGAAGCCGAACACGGTGAAGAAGAATTTTTAAGTGCAGACGACATTAAGAAAGAAATTGAAGACATGGACGATTTAGCTGAAAAAGCTGAAAAGGAAGTGTATAAAAAAGAAAGAGGTCCTAAAGGTAGGTTTAAGGACTCTGAAAAACTTTCTAATGACAGAGAAATTTACAAAAAAGAAAGAGGTAAAGAAGGAGAATTTGAAGATTCTGAAAAACTTGCTGAACGTGACAAAGAAATCTACAAAAAAGAAAGAGGACCTGAAGGTGAGTTTGAAGATTCTGAAAGGGTTGTTGAACGTGATAGAGAAGAACCTGAAATCACAGATGCAGAAATTGAAGATGCAATCAATGAATATTTTGATGACGATTCAATGACTGATGAAGATGATTTCGATGAATTCGAATTCGACAAATTTGTAAAAGATTTTGATGCACTTGAAGCCGAAAAAGAGGTTGACCCACATAAACACGTAGTGGATAAAGATGTGGATGAGGGTCACGGCATCACACACGCCAGAAGAAGAGGTGTTGACGGTAAACTCCCAAGAAAAGATCAGGGATTACCATCATCTCACAAAGAAAGACTTCGTTACGCAATGCGTGAGGGAGAAGAGAAAAAACAAGATTCGTTAATTAACGAAAACAAAAAAATCACCAAAAAATTGAATGAATACAGAAAAAAAGAAAAAGCATTCAATGATTTGGCTGAAAGCTATAAAACTGCAATTGCAAAATATCGCAATCAGTTAAAAGAAATGGCGTTATTCAACACTAATCTTGCACACGTAAATAGTTTATTCATTAACGAAAACATTTCACTAACGCAAGAGGACAAGGTGAAAATCATCAACGAATTTAAGAATGCCAATACAATCAAAAAATCAGAAGAAAAGTATAAGTCATTCTTAAACGAATTTAAAGAAAACAAAAAGAAGCCAATCGATGAGTCTATTGAAGACAAGTTTTCATCATCTTCTTCAATCCAACCATCATCAAAAAATAAATTAGATGAAGTTGTTGAAAAGAAAGTTTATGAAAACGATGGTCATCTTAAAAAAATAAAAGGACTTATGGAAACTCTTGACAAAAGAGATGGCAAAAAAATAATTTAAGAAAAAAACATAAAAAAATAATTATTATGGGATTTTTAGTTGAAAGTGGCGAAGTTGGTAACATTGGTTTAAAACAACTTCGTGAACAAAGAGAAATTACCACAAGCCGTTGGGAAAAATTAGGTTTGCTTGAAGGTCTTGAAGGTAATGTTAAAGAAAACTGCGCTCAATTGTTCGAGAACCAGCTTTCTCATATGATCAATGAGTCAACCGACTCTGCAAGTTCTGGTCAGTTTGAGACTGTTGCGTTTCCAGTAATTCGCAGGGTATTTGCTAAATTATTGGCAAATGATATCGTATCTGTACAGGCATTGAACTTGCCTTTGGGTAAATTGTATTACATCAACCCAAAAGCTAGTGTTAGAGTACAAGACAGAGATAACACACACATTGACGGTAACAAACATACTTCACCTGATGGTGCGTATCGTAACGCCGCAAGCACACCAGCAAGTGGTAAAACTCGCTTTGAAGAACGTTCATTATATGATGCGTTTTACGCAACAGAATACGATGAAGAAGGTGAAGGTCTTTTTGATCGTTCAAAAGGTAGTTTCGAAATAATTACTGGTGCAACTACAGTTGAAGATGGTGTAATTGGTGACAAGTACATTACTGTTAAACTTGATGGTTTTAGTACTACTGATGACGGTAGATTGGTTGGACCAGCAGGTACTCCAATTGATACCGAAAGTTTCTTGGCTGGTTTGAGGCTTACTGCCGATAACGACTTGAATGCTCCTGCTGCTTACGATAAGTATAGCATTGATGCTGGTAAACCAGTTCCTTTCCACGTGAAAGTTCAAAAATATGGTCAGGCAATTGTTAACAGACAAGGAGAAATCCTTCTTAATGTTGACTTAACATATCCTGGTACTGATGGTTATGAAGCATTGACTGGTGATACTGGAACAACATTCACAGCATCTTACAGGGTATATGATGACCTTGAAGAAGACAGCCGTATGGCAGAGGTAACTTTCCAATTGGATCAAGTTACTGTTACTGTTGAAACTCGTAAAATGCGTGCTGCTTGGACTCCTGAATTAGCACAAGACGTTAGTGCATTCCACAACATTGACGCTGAAGCTGAGTTAACCGCTCTTCTTTCAGAACAAATGGCTGCTGAAATTGACCGTGAAATCTTGCGTGACCTTAGAAGAGGTGCTGCTTGGACAACTCGTTGGGACTACAACGGATTGCGTAAGCAAACTAACACTTATCACGGTGTTCAGAAGGACTGGAACCAGACGTTAATCACCAAGATTAACCAAATTTCTGCTCAAATTCACAAATCAACCCTTCGTGGTGGTGCTTCTTGGGTAGTGGTTTCTCCTGAAGTTAGTGCTGTATTTGATGACTTAGAATACTTCCACGTATCTAACGCTCATCCAGAACAGGACAAATATAATATGGGTATTGAGAAAATCGGTACGTTGAGTGGTCGTTACCAAGTATATCGTGACCCTTATGCTCCTGCAAACACCGTTTTAATTGGACATAAAGGTACTTCTATCTTGGAAACCGGTTACATATACGCACCGTATGTACCTATGCAGTTAACTCCTGTAATGTACAACCCATTTGATTTCACTCCGATTCGTGGTATTATGACACGTTACGCTAAGAAAATGGTTCTTAACCGTTACTACGGACGTATCTTCTGCGATGGATTGCAAACATTTGGTATTGGTGATTTGAGATAATCTTAATTGATATTAACAACAAAAGGGTTGGATTTTTCAACCCTTTTTTTTATCTTTGTACGTATTTATGCATAAACACATATATAACATGAACGAAATTATTGAAATCATTCAAAAATCATTATCATCTGACTTACTTAATAAGAAAATAACTCCTATAAGAAATAACCCACTTTATGGTCACTGTTATGTTGCTACCGAAGCATTATATTATTTACTTGATGACGATGAAAAAATAAACTATACACCAGCTACCATTAAAGTTAACGGAATTACACATTGGTTTTTAAAACATAAAGAAACTGGTGATATTATTGATATAACTAAAGAACAATTTAACACCAACTTAGATTATACAAATTCGAGAAATAGATTTTTTTTATCGCCCAACATATCAAAAAGAACATTAATTTTATTAAATAGAATATATGAAAAGATTGATAATTAATAGAACAATAATATTGTTTTTAAATAAACATGATTTTATTACATTAAATAAAGGTGATTTAAAAAAAATCAAAGAAGAATTTCTTTTAAAATATGATAATTGTATTATATATAATTATATTGATTTAAAAAACCATAAACCATTAATAAAAGATAAAATTAATAAACTTATCTTTATTAATCAAACTAAAGTGAATGCAAGGAAATGCATAATAAAACAAATCAATAGTAATGAAAAAAACGAGTTTCTCAATAAAAACCACATACAAGGTACAGTAAAATCTCAAATTAATTATGGTGCTTATTATTGTAACGAACTATTAAGTGTTATGTCGTTTAATGATAGTAATCGTATGACACATAATCTAACTAATGGTGATTATGAACTATCAAGATTTTCAGTAAAAACTGGTGTTATATTGGTTGGTATTTTCAATAAAATTCTTAAACAATTCATTTCCGATTATAAACCCAATAAAATCATATCATACGCTGATTTAAATATTGTAAATAAAGCGAATAATATCTACATATCTAATGGATTTAAAAATGTAAAAAACATTCAACCAGATTTTCAATATTATCACATTGAAAGAGATGGATTGTTTCATAAATATACATATGGTACAAAATATTTAAAAAATAGTAATATATGTGAGGATGAAAAAAAGAAAAATTTAAGTAATTTAATAAAACTATGGAATTGTGGTAAAATTAGATATGAACTTTTTATAAATGAAAATCAAGAAATAATTCAAGGTTTTATTTATCAAATAAAAAACTTAGTTAATAATAAATCATATATTGGGCAAACCACACGTCCATTACATAAACGTATTTATGAATATAAAAGTGCGTTCAATTTAAATAAATTTTATAATCAATATCTACTTAATGCGTTTAATAAATATGGTTGGGATAATTTTGAATTTAAAATCATTGACACTGGCTCAACTATAGATGGGTTAAACAAAAAAGAAATATACTATATTAGGAAATTCAATACAACAAACAAATCAGTTGGATATAATATTACTAATGGTGGAAGAAATTCAATCCCAACAATTGAAACACTTGAAAAAATGTCTCGTTCTCATTTAGGTAAAAAACAAACCTATGAGTGGATTAATAAAAGAATTGCTACTGCCGGGACAGATGAAGCAAAAAAATATGGAAGGAAAAAGAGTGATTCTGAGAAAAAAGAATTGAGTGAAAAATCTCTTAAATATTGGTTGGGAAAAAAGAGGGATGAAAAAACCAAAGAAAAGATATCCAAAACAAAAAAGATAAATGGTTTGTCTGAAAAACAAAAAAATGTTTTATGTAGAACGGTGTATGTGAAAAACATAAAAACCAATGAAGTCATTAACAAATACGAATCAACAAAACATGCGAGTGTGATTGTTGGTGTGAGTCAAAGTACCATTAGTAGGTGGTGTAAAAACAATAAAATCATTAAAAATCAATTATGGACATATGTTAAATAATCTTAATTGATTAATTTTTACCTTGAATGTATTGGCCTTTCAGCTTTTGCTCAACTTCTGTTTTTTTCTTCTTCTCAATACGACCGGAAAGGAGAGTGTGTGCGATATAGAGACTATTATGTAGTCACAATGTGCTTATCGGACATTTTAACGGACATGGTGACCGATAACCTGGTGGAATCAAATAAGAACATCCTAAACCAGTCGAATTCGACCACTTTAAAACAATTTCTGTATTTATATAAAAAATTATTATGATAGGTAACATTTTAGAAAGAATTAGACACTCTAAATTTTATAGGATTGTTTTTGCCATTGTTTTGGCTGTTATTAGTGGTATTGTCGTCACACATTTTAATTTAGAAAATACTTGGTGGGTTTTAATCCCATTAATTCCGATGGCATATATTACCATAATGATTATTATTCCAATAATTTATGCTTGGATAATTAATCCTTATCGTACTTGGAAAAGAAAGAGAAATTCGTAATTATGACAACCGTATTGTTAATAACATTGCTTATTATTGCAGCAATCTCAAATGCCATAATGGATGTTTTGAGTTATAGATATCAAACAAGTATTTTTGTTAATTTCAGCAAAAATTGGTGGAATCCAAGTGTTAGTTGGAAAAATAAATGGAAAAATGGTAATCCCGAACAAGGAGAAAGGTTTTGGGGAAGTAGTAGATGGTTCGTTAGATTTACTGATGCTTGGCATTTTTTTCAAGGCTTAATGTTTACTTGTTTTATGGTATGTATTGTGATTTACAAGCCCGTATTTAGTGGTTTAATTGACTTTGCTTTAATGTATTTAATCTTCACAACAACATTCCAATTATTTTATAGCAAAATTTTTATGAAATGAAAAAAAAATGATTTAAATCGTGAATGAAGAAATTTGTGACTACAGCGCATCCGATAGTTCACGAACCCGTTTTTTCTGCTGACGTTGAAGAAGTTTAAAACGATACTTTTGTAATCGCCAAAACTCTTTCAATAAAAGTTTCGGTTTTATTAACTTTTTTTTCCATTATTTTATATAGTTCAGAAAATGTATTCTCAACTGATTCTTCAGAAAAATCACATATAGAAGGTTTGGTGATATCAATCCACTGAATTGTTGGTGATAGAATCCTGTATTGTCCACGAATTTTCAGTGATTCCGATATTAAATCAATTTCAATAAAAAACCTCAACCTTTTTTCGTCTTCAATTTTTACTGTTTTTGTTATGGTTTCATTGTTCTTCATCAGTCCAATTATTGTCAACAATTAAATTATTTTTTGCTCTTGTAATAGCAACGTATTTTAAGTTCATTTCCTGTGCGTATTCCCACCCCTTTGCGTTTGGCAATGGTAGTTTGTCGGGTCTTACAATAAAAACATTATCGGCTTCCAATCCCTTTATTTTGTGAATTGTACTTAACACAATGCCTTGTAATTTATCCGTAAATATTGTGTTAATCTTTGTTTTTAAATCATTAATGTCTGTGGCCATTTTTGAAATAAAAAGAAGTGTTGAAACCTTATCATCTAAACTAACAAAACCACTGTGTTCATATGGGTTTAATATACCTTTTCTTTTTAATTCGAATTTATATTTATTAATTTCATCAGTCCAATATTCGTTGAGTTCATCAATTGTTTTTATTTTACCGATTAATTGTATTAAACCCAATCCAATATCGCTTCCTTTAATAACAACCTTCTTTTTTTGTACCAAAAATTGGAAAAACAAAGCAACTAGTGGTGCTGTTGTTCTACACAAAACAAAATCCCCATCTTTTGCTTCTTCAAGCACATTTCCACGCCTAACACTTCCTTCCGGGGCATCATCCATTGCCTTAATTTCAGGAACAATTCTTTGAGCTTCTTTTATAACGTTTTTTGAACATCTAAACGATGTAGATAACGTCATTATTTCAGTATTTGGATATTTTTCAAACCATTCAAAAGACTTTTCGGTACAACCATTAAAACCATAAATATTTTGAAAGAAATCGCCAACAGCAATTAACCTACCCAAAACTTTTTTACTAACCCTATCCTTTTTTAACATTTTTTGGATGATTCTGATTTGACACATATTCAAATCTTGAATCTCATCCACCACAATATAATCTTGTGGATACATCCAAATCTTTTTATCTGTCGCTGGAATGTATATCATATCAACATAATCGAATGTATCCATATTTTGAGTAGATGCATCCAGCACCTTTAAAACACGCTTTACGTGTTTTTTATCGGTCAACATCCTTAACGAATGTTTTGATGCCAATAATGAAATAAAATCTGGTTTGATTGTTAGTGTTAATTTACATAAATTAACAAGTTTTTTCATTGAATTTAAATATTCTTCAACTTTTGCTGTTGTTTTAAATTCTTGTTCTAACCCCCAAGTTTTTGACTTACTTTTTATGATTTTATCAATCTTAAATTCATCAAATTTGGTTTTATCACCATAAACCTTTTTTAATGCACCCAAACCAACACCATATGTGGTATAACATTTAACGTGATTGGGAAGTTTTGCTTCCAAATCTTCCTTTATGTGTCTATTAAATGCTAAATACGTTATTTTTTTATCTGAAGGAATGTATTTCAAACCCTCAACAATAGTGAAAGTTTTACCGGTTCCAGCATATGCTTTTATCAATATATTTTCAGGTCTTTTCTTTAAAAATTTCCAAAACCTTATCTGCTCTTTTGTTGCCTTCATATTATTTTTTAGTAAAATGTTATTGTTTCGTATGTGGTATTAACATTTTCATAATACATATTTCCATATATGTATGAAATGTTTATCACATAAGTCGTTCCGTTGTTAATTCCAAAAAATTCTTTTTCGTCAAACATAAAATTTTAGTGTTATTAAATAAAATTATTTTTTCTTCCATTTATCATTATCGTAAACATAAATACAATCCTCATCAACAACCCTAACTTTCATTCCATCAAACCTATCATATAGCGAACCACCAAATAAGTTGTTCTTGGGTTTAACATTCTTTAAATCATCATATGAATTTACTTGAAATAAATAACTATTATTCAGCATCGTTTTCATTTCAGCAGTACTTTTCATTTGCTCCATTAAAATATCTCCTGTTGATTCGGCAACATCATTTAAAAAATCAAGTGTAATATCAAACGCCAAAAATTCATCGCTATCGGTAAGTTCTTTCACTTTTTCTTCGTCATCACCAAATTCACCAAGGATTTTACCATATCTTTTTTCATACACTTCATTTAAAAGATATGTACATAATTGAATGGCCATAAACTTATCTTCTGCTTTGTCTTCGTAGTCATCTGGTAATTTAATATATGGTCTTCCGGTTTCATCGTCAATCTTAATTTCATAAAGAAATGAATTATTAATCATATTGTTTAGTATTTATAATAAAATTATTTTTATTTAGCAAATATAAGCAAAAATGGGATTAATATCAAGCAACGAGAAAAAAAAATTATACCTAAAGGTTAAACATGAACTAGGTTTTCCTTTAAGACCCTTTGAAATTGAAGATGATATGCTCGATAGCTATATGGAAATGGTTATCGAAGACTATTCATCACTTGTAAATGAATGGTTGATTCATCAAAATTGGATAAATATTGAAGGATTGGATGGTGAAAATTCCGATTTTTTATCAACATTAACCACCAAATCTACTGATTATATGCAATCCTTTACACATGCTTATTCAAAACAAGTTGGTTTGGGTACTAATGCCCCTGCTGAACATGGTTGGGAATTGAAAAGAGACTATATTATAACTTCAGCACATACACAACATTACATAATTCCTGCTGGAAGACAAGTTAATGAGGTTTTATGGGAAACCCCACCAGCTATTGATGGTGGTTTGGTTGACCCATTTGCTTTAAATAATTGGAGTCCGGGTATGTTGGGTTGGGGTTATATGGGTAGACCCGCAATGTATGTTCAGCCAACGTTTTCAACACTATTAGGTGCACAAGACAGAAGAACAAAAAAAAGGGTTTTACAATCATTACTAACATACCGAATTACGGGTTTAGCTAATGGTGAAAAAATACTACATTTATATCCACCCCCAGGAAGTAGACACGAAATCACTGGAAGATGGGGTAGAAGGTATGCTGGAAGAAAGGTTTGGTATTGGTATTATGAAACAAAGAATGAAAGTGAAAGAGATAAATGTTTAGAAGAAAATAGTGACGTCATAAAATTACCTTCGGATCCCCCAATAAAAGTGATTAAGTGGGAAAAATTAAATGATGTTGCTAGAAGACAAATAAGGGATTTATTAATCGCTAAAACCAAAATGGTTGTTGGTAGTGTTCGTGGTTTTTATAGTGGTGAAATCGGTGCAACGGATAAAGCATTGACAATGGATTATAGACATTTGCTTGATGAAGGAGAAAAATTAAAAGAAACCACAGAAGAAAAAATCAGGGAACAACTAGATAAATTAAGTCAGGTTAATTTAACAAGAGAACGTGCAGAAATTGCTGAAAATGTCAACAGAGAAAGAGGTTTCCAGCCAATGAAAACACCAATTATACCAATATAATCTGAAAAAAGTGTTGCAATGAAAAGAAAGAAAAAAGAATTTGTTGATTTAGAACAAAAAAGATATGGTTTGTTTATGAATGAAAGGTCTTTCGATTTAGAAATTATGTATGGTCGTAAGTATCTTGAAAATGATGTGCATTTTGTGATAAAATTGCATAGAATAAATCTTATTAAAACAAAATCACACAAATTATATGGACAATCAAAACCTGCTGATAAGTCATTTTTTCCACCAGTTGATATTAATGTAATGGTAAATGTTGATGACGGCGATCAGTCGTTTTATGGTGACGGACAAGGTGGTATTGCACGTGATGATAGTGGTAATTTAAGGTTTGGTGTTTATTTAAGTGAATTGAAAGAAAAAAATACGGAAATAAATAGGGGTGATATTGTTGAATTTAATATGAGTGGTGAAAAAAATCGTTTTTATGAAGTAGAATATGCAAACAATGTTACCGACACAACCGATAAAACAATTGCTGGTTTTAAGCCTTATTGGAGACAAGTTATTGCTGTGCCAGTACGTAGTGACGTTGTACAGTTCTTTAGAGGTGGTGAAAAAGGGGATTAATCAATTCCCTTTTATTTTTTTTAGAATTTGCTTTAATTCACTTTTTCTTATAGTAGTTTACTTTAACTTCTTTTTTCTAATCTTTTCCAGTTCTTCAGCTAATTTTTTGTGCTGTTCTTTTGATTGAATCCCTAAATCTTCACCAAATTCGATAAATACATCAAATGTGAATATAATAAATTCTTTTTCTTTATCAGACAAGTATATACTTTTCTTTATCAAATAATATATACTTGTTGATAATAGAACAATAATCAACACCAACAATAATATTATTAATATGTAGAATAACTCCATTCAATTACTTAATCTCGTATTTCGTAATCACTTCTTTTGGTTGTGGTGAAACAACCTCACCTTTAATTATTAATTCTTTACCGTTGACGAACTGTTAATTAACCCATAAACCAAAATTGTAATATTTATCCATGTCTTATTTTTTCAGTCCAGTAAACAACTCCAATTTTATTGCTGGATGTGATTGATAATTTATTAATTCAAAATCATCAATATTAAGATTTAGAATATCATCTAATGACGATAATTCTTTATTAATTAATAATTTAGGTAATGGAAATGGTTCACGTTTCAACTGCTCTTTCAATCCATCTACATGGGAAAGATAAATATGTGTGTCACCACCAATCCAATATGCTTTTCCAGCAACCATATTACTTGCTTTAGCAAATATCATTAATAGTAATGACATGGATGCTAAATTAAAACTCAAACCAAGTCCTACGTCAACGCTGCGTTGATACATATTCAAGTCGAGATAGAATTTAGGGACGTTATGTTCATCTAACCATTTAGTCCATTCATCATGTGTTTTAGGTGCATCTTGTTTATATTTTTCCTTTAATCCATTATCCCATGCCCATTGTTCCCTTTCATGTTGTTGTAATGGTCTCACAATAAACTGATAAAGCAAGTGACAAGGCATCAAAGCAGATTCATCATAATTTCGAATATCCCACCCATTAATGATATGATATCTACTATATGGATTTTCTTTTAACCCATCAATAACATGTTTAACTTGGTCGTATTTTACATATTTTTTCTTTGTATTTACCGACACTAAACCACTACCGTTAGCAACACCTAAATACGTTTTTTCTAAACCAACTTTTAATTTAGGTGTTGGTCTTGTTTTAGGATAATAATCAGAATCAACTTCTTTATATAAATTTCTCCAATTATAACCATATACTTTTCCCAAATCACCGAGTTTATAATCACTATTATTAAAATGTGAATCATTAATGTTGTTATTTTTTATTTCATCAACAAACATTTCCATTGTTAATGGTGGTGTATTATACCCTGATTCTGTGTGATGTTTCAAATACCATCTGTATGCGTCTTGATTCCAAATATTTACATTATTATCAACAAGATATTTGATATTAGTTTCTCCACGTAGAAACCAGAGAAGTTCATGTACTATTCCTTTCCAATACATTTTCTTGGTTGTGAGTAATGGAAATCCATCACTTAAGTCCATTTCAATTGTTGCGTGTGATATACCAATTGTATTTGGCATGTTTGCTCTTCCACTTTCCTTTTCAACACCGTTATTTATGATGTTTTGTAATAATTCATGATATTGTTTCATTTAAAATACATAATTTTGATAAACCAAATACGTTAGGTAGTAATCCACTATTTTTCATATTATTATTTTATTATTATTATTTCCCTGTTGAACCGAAACCACCCCTATCTTTTGATTTGAGGTCATCTACTTCAACAAATTCAATTTTATTTACAAATAACCATTTTAGTTTGACCCACCAAGGAGCAAACATTGTCGGTTTTATTTCGAATTGACATATTCTATCACCTTCAGTTATTGTGGTGTTTCTCAATGCAATTGCGTTAAATTTCCATATATCATTATTACCAGAATATCCACTATTTATGTTTGTCGGACCATCCACAACCCCATAATGATTACCTTGAATTACACCATATTTATTGAAAGTTCCGCTTCTAGGAACAATGTTGGCTTGATAATATTTAGGAAGTTTCATTGAAACCCCTAAATTAACCAAATGATTTGTTAGTTTAGGAATAACAATGGTTTCTGCTGATTTAAGGTCTATCCAATTTCCGTGAATTTCTAATTTACAAATGGGGTTGTGATATTTAATCGGAATTCTAATTTGCACTATTCATATTTTTTAAATTCTTCAATTATTTTTAAAACCTCATCAAGTGATTGTTTGTTTTTTATTGCGTGTGAGAATTTTTCCATCAATTCATTTTGTTTATCACTTGTTAGTTTTTCAATTGTTTCGATTTGATTAAGTGCGGATTTTGCTTGTTTACCGCCATCAAGTTCAATGCTTGAAGACAACTCATTATTTATGTTGTGTTTTTGAACATAATTGTCTTCATTAGCATAAAAACCCAAAATTTCTTTTAAAAAAACAATTAAATTTTCATAGATTTGTGTGTCATTCCTCATCATTTTGTTTTTTTTCTTCAATGATTTTTTTTGCTTGCTCTATTTCAGAAGGGAAAAGTGAAAATTCTTTTCTATGCGGATATTTGTCTGGATGTTTTTTTATGTGTTTTGCAAAAAACTTTCCTTGTGATTTCGCTACTTCAAATTCATTATATAGTGTGTCATCAATGTTATTGTACGAATAAACACCGCCCCTATTGAATGAAATATAAAGTCTTTTTAGTTTAGGTAGGTAAACACTTTTTAAAATGTTTGATGAATCATAAATACATTCAATCCACCTTTCTTCATTTTCGTTAAATTCTTTTTTTTCTACAATCATATCTATAGTTTATAATACGTTTTTTTACAAAAATAACACAAAATTATATGAAATGCAAGAATTAATGACTGTGTTGGTGAAAAAAAAATTACGTAAAACAAAAGTATTTATAAAAAAATAATAGTTATGGCATTACCTAAAAAGAAAGTAAAATATACACACGATATAAATCCACCAAAGGTAGGAACTGATTTTTTTAAATTTGGTATGGATCGAATTGAGAAATTAATGAAAGATACCGATAAAAACACAAAGTATCTTCCTCGAACCATACTATTAGAAGACCTTGATATGTCAATTTTAAAATATGTTAGTGAAGATAGAATGCGAATTGTTTTGGATGGTGCGAAAGTTCCTGTTTTTTATTTGGATAATGATAGGTGGGGTGAGTTTAGAAAGACTTGGAAGTTTATGGATGATGATAAAAACGTTCCGACCCCATATATTTTAGTCAGAAGAACCGATAAAGAAGCCGGAACTCGTTTAGGTGTGAGACATAGGATACCACATCCTAGAACATTTAGATATATGGATGTTCCTATTATGGATTCGGGTCAAGTAACATACTTACGTTTGAAAATGCCACAACCCGTGAATGTTGATTTAACATATGAAATATCGCTATATTCAAAATATAGAGTTGATGTTAATCGTTTTGATGAACAAATATTAAAAAACTTTGCATCAAGACAAGATTATATTTTTATTAATGGTCAGCCATTACCAATTCATTTTGAAGGATTAGATGAAGACAATACCATTGAAAATATTGATGGAGACAGATTTTTTGTTTCAAAATACACCCTTAAATTGTTTGGTATACTTCAAAATGAAGATGAATTTGAAATTGTAAAAACAACCAGAAAACCAAGATTTGGTTTTTATGCAAAATAAGTTTGATTTTCCCAATCAAAATATGATTTAGGTGGATAGTTCTGTCTTTTCACGTCAACACTATCCAACGATTCATCAATTCTTTCACGATAATTTTCATTACCAATAAGTTCTTTGGCAATAATCTCATTGGTTTCTTCAAAACGCCATTTTTTTGTGTTTTTGTTTAGTGTTATTTTAAAGTACATTCTGATTGGTGATGATGTTGTGTAATCACTGCCATCGTGATATTCAGCATTATAAAAAGGCGTTAAAAAACCAAATTTGGCGTTATAAAAGAAAAATCTCACATATAAAGTAATTGTGTCTTCAAAAAACTCATCTAAAAATGATTTGGGTATTAGCAAATGTTTTAACTGGTTTACATTATAAATATCTAACTTGGTTTGGTCTTCTTCCACAATGTTAAATTTTGTGTAATACTTGCTTACAACCTTTTCACTTGAATATAATTCAAACCCATCATACAAATCAATACTGAAAAAACTATTTCTTAATTGTTCGCTATACGATATTATTTCTTCTTTTGTAAAACCAGCATTTTCAAATGAAGGTGCATGTGTTTCTTCTTCGCCGTCATAAAATTCAAAAAATAATTTGGTGTTTTGATTTATTTCATCCAAAGCAAATCTAACTACTTCAACATCGGTTGGTTCGTTTATTGATTGTTGTGATTGATCTCTAACAAAATTTTCAATGCTTTGATTATAACCATAAAAAGCATTATTTCCACCAATATTAATTTTTATGTTAATATCGTTACCAGTAAATCTTATTTTTTCTTTTTTTAACATGGGCTTCCAATGTTATCGATATCTGTTATTGGTAAATTACTTATTGTAATGGGTTCTTCACCAAAGTTTATTTCTTCAAACACATTCAATGTTTGTTGGTCTGTTAGGTCTGGTGATATTAAAAGAACTTCGTTTGCAAATAAATACCTTCTTTTATTTACAAATGGAAAGTTAGCACCATCCCCCGTTATATTGTCATCAATTCCTTGTGGCAATATTTCTCTCCAAACCATATTTCCACCACCCAAATCTATTGCGTGGTCTGGGATTGATTGTTGTTGGTCATACGATGTACTGTCTTTATTGGCTTTTGTTGTTGTTGATTGTAAATACCTCGCATTTAATTTAATGAATGGGTTGTATTCCCACTTAATATCAATATTTCCACTTGTACCCGATATTGGCGTTGTTATTACGTATTTTTGGTTAGTATCTATTGCTTGTAAATAATTCCTTGCCGAGTATTCTACAACATCTCCAATAATCAAATCACCGATTTCCAAATCAATAGGTGTGTATTGTTCAGTAATAATGCCTCCGGCTTCCCAATTAAACCTTTCAATCATTTCGTTACCTTCAGCACCACTTGATGGTTGATATTCGGCGTAAAGAAAAAATTCTGTTATCGGAAAGTTTAAATAATCATATTTACCGGATATATCAAAATCAATATCAAAAATAAATGAGTATTCTTGTTCATTAAATACATTTTTTGAAAAACCAGCATCCATTAATTGAAACTCATTGGGTGTTGCAATGATTTCAAATTTTCTTCCATATCTTTGTGTAGTGCCAATCACTTCGACAAAGATATTACTTGGAATCGCTAAATAAAATTTAAATGTGTTGAATACATCTTTTTCATTTTCAAATTTTCTTTTATCAAAGAAATCTCCGATTTGACCATAGTCACTTCTCAAACCATTCAGCAGTGATACATAGTTTAGTTTACCGTATATCCTATATATTTCGGTTTCCTGTCTTTCAATTTCATATTGTTGTGTTTCACTAATAGCATTTCTTAATTCGTATTCCTGAATTTCTGAAACATCATTCATTAATGCAATTTTATTAAAAGTATCGACATTAACAGATTCAACATTTCTTTCGCTATTAAGCAATATTTTTATTTTTTTATCCATAATTATATAAAACCAAGTTTTTTTAAATACATAATACAATCAGCACCACTATGTCCTCTGAAAAAATATGTTAAATCATCAGGGTCGTTGCTTGGAACACCCAAAATCTTACCTCCATTGAAGGGACACGGGTCTTTTCCGAAAAACAAATCATCTTCATCAGATGTCGTAAACATACCATTTCTAAAATCACTCGATAAATCTACATTTAAACTCGTAAAACCTTTTTTTAAACCATCTTCACTTTCGATTTTTTTAATTATTTCACTCAAATCTTCTCTTGACACTTTCACAAAATCAGTCCAATGAATGTCTGAGCGAAGAAACCTTGACGTATCAACAACACCACCACCAAGTAATTGAGTGTTTGGAAGATAATAATCCAAACCCGCAACTAAAGGTTGATATAAGGTAACGGGGTCGGTCAAACCCGGAGGTAAATACCTAAAAATTCTTCTTATATCGTGTGTAAAATATGTGCTTGATTTCACATTAAACATACTTGGATGTAAACCTTGTGGGTTTGAATGAACGTATTGTGGTAAATAAAGTGCAAAATTAAGCCAATTACTACCAAAAACTGGTTCGTCAAAAACAATTGGTGCAAAATAATTAACTTGGGTTGCATTATTAGGAAAATCTGCTGTTCTATGTTGTATTATCGTATTTCCGTCAGAATCAACAGAACTAACAAACCCCCTTGTCCCAATTAACCCCACAGTTCTAAATGGATTTACTGGATCAGGTGTTAATGTTAAATCATTTATTATATCAGCACCTAAAAAACCATCGTCATATGTTTGAGCGGCATTACCACCTCCATTTCTAATTGTTGGATGAAATTTTGATACAGTATAAAATTCCCCGCCTTCAAATGTCTTGAATTGGTTTCTCCATATAGACGTCAATTCAATACCAATCTCTTCATCTGGTTCTGTGGTTCTATTTCCTAGGGTTGGTTCTTCTGCAGGATAACCAAATATTTTAAAGGTTTCGTTTCTATCGGCAACTTGTGGAATTTTAACTTTTGGTCTTGCATTATTTAACGTTATACTCCTAATTGATTGTTCAAGTGAGATATCTAATCCACTGTCATCATAATCAAACGTCATATAGCCTTTAAATTCAATAAACACGCCTCTTGGTTCGTCCGGCGGTACTTCAACAAGATCACCGAATTCGTTTATTATAATTTTTTTTCTATTACACGGAATAATATACACAAAATCACCATCTTTCTTAAATGAAGAATATTCGGTATTATCCATTAAAGAAAAATCGTTTCCATTGGGGTCTAATTCATTGTTTTTAATGGTTTCATCTGAAACTGTATTTGGTATGTAAAATATATTTTCACTAATTCTACCAATTCTTTTAGATGTAATACTAAAATTGTCATGTACACTACCATCGTTATCCCCTTCCACTACTTTACCATCACCATCGATTGTTATGAAATCACCACTCAATCTATATAATCTTCTTATTAAATATTCATCGTGTGAACTCCCCCACGTACTTTCTTCACCATCAGTAAAAGAAGTACCAAAAACAGTAAATGTGTTTACTAATTGTGCTCTAATTCTGAAATCTTGTCTTGTTATTCCGATTTCAAAATCGTCTGCATTCCCCCAAAACGGCCTGATGTCTACAGAAATTTCTTGTGTTTCGATGTTTGGTAAATCATCCAAATCCGAACTAGGTATAATTTTAGTGCCGTTTTCAATAAATAGATTTTCAGAATAACCTAATTGTTTTATCATTACTGGTGGTGTCATACTATACTCACCAATGTCTGTGATATCGACACTCAAATGTACGTCAAACACTCCAACAGGTGCACCAAAAATCATATAATCACCAAATTCGTTTGTTATAGTACTGTATTTATAGTATTTTTTATAAACCCCCATTAATGTTTTATTGGTAATTAATTCTGGTTTGGTTGGAAAACTACCAAATGGTTGTCTGGGTTTATATGATCTTGTTTCGTGGTCAAACTCACCTACTCTCGGAAGTAAATTATATCGCTTGCCATCAAAGTTTTTATCTCTTGGTGTTTTATATGGATATAAACCACGTATTTCACCATTACTCTCGTCTTCTTCATCTAATGGAATAAATATGGATATCTTGGCATTTGGTATACCAACACCATCGTTTGCAATAACCCTCCCAACTAAAATACCAAAATCGGAGTTGGTTGTTTCATAAACATCTCTAGTATTTAATTTAAGTGTTAAAAACTCCAATTTATCAACGTTTTGTTCGAGTTTAATTTTTAAATACTTATCTTCATTTGGATTGTTTGGATTCAATCTAATCCTTTGTGATTTATTCATTATAACAAACTTTTTTATAAATAGTTAATAATAAATTTTCAGTAAAATTACAAAATACTGTAATTACTTGCAAGACATATATGTTTTTTGTTTAAAAGATTGGTCGCCATCTACATTTTACTGATTTTTCGTTTTTTATTTAGTATTTATATAAAAAATATTAATAACGAAGAATAAGAAAAAAATAAATATTTATTATTATGGCAGAATTTGTATTTACGTCTCCCGGAGTAAAATTCAGGGAAAGAGATTTAACATTTGTAACTAGAAATGTTGGTATTACCACACTTGGTCTTGTTGGTGAAACACAAAAAGGACCTGCTTTTGAACCAGTTTTTGTACAAGACAAAACACTATTCAGAAGAAAATTTGGTAGACAAAGCATTCAAAGATTTCCAAATGGTGATTTGCAATATCAACTACCTTATGTTGCAAATGGTTATTTAGAGGAATCAAATCAACTTTATGTAACCAGAGTTTTGGGTATGAGCGGCTATAATGCCGGAACTGCGTGGGCAATTACTTTAGATGCTGGTGTTGATTTATCAACAACCGGTGTAACAACTACTGACACAAACACAAACGTACCATTTAGTGGAAACACTTATTTGGGTGTCACATTATCTGCGACAGGTGATACAGGCACTTTTTTTAGTGGATTTGAAAAGCAAAACAGTACTTTTGAAGGTGAATTACACGAATTCACGGTTACAATATATGACCCAGAAACAGGTGAAGGTGAAGTAACTGATGAGGTTAGCACAATAACTGGTAAATCATACACCGAATATGAAGATATGGTGTTGGCTGTTATCAGAAGTCGTGGTAGGGTTGAAGATATTGTAGACCAAGCACCTCAAACAACATTTGATGCAACAGAATTGGAAATTATTGACAACCAAACAGATGTTGGTACTGGTGATTTATTTGGTGAATTCACACTTGAAGCATCAGAAAATACACATGGGGATCCCGATATTCCTTCAACATATGAAGTTTCATTAAATCCGAATTCACCGGACTTTATTAGCAATGTTTTAGGAAATAAACCAAAAGGAAAAAACACTAAATTATGGGTTGAATCGGTTTATCCTGAATTAATTAAAAAACTTGATGCCGATGGTTTGGCGTATGGCATCAACACCGAATTAATTGAAGCTGATTCAGATGTGTTTAGTGATTATAGAACACAATTTAAAACACCTGAAACTCCTTGGGTTGTATCACAATTAAGGGGTAATGAAATCGACAGATTATTCAGATTTATATCTATTTCAGATGGAGATGCCGCTAACAGGGAAATCAAAATTAGTATTACCAATATCGACCCTATTGCACGTGAGTTTAATGTGATGATTCGTGACTTTAATGACACAGATGCAAACCCTGAAGTATTGGAATCATATACAAGATGTTCGTTAATTAAAGGTACGTCAACATTTATTGGTAACAGAATTGGTACTGTTGATGGTGAATATACTTTAAGAAGTGAATATGTAATGCTTGAAATTGCTGAAGATATTGCAGAAGATTCATTCCCTGCGGGTTTTGAAGGTTATTGGTTCAATAACTTTGAAAGCGGTGTTACTGGTGACGATAATGTAGAAGGTATTCCACCAAAAATCTTTTATAAAACAGAACATTTACCTGATGAAAGACCACAAAGAGTATTTTTAGGTATTTCGCCATTAGGTTATGCTGCTGAAGGAATTACTGTAACAGGCATTAATCAGAATTTCTTTAATTTTAATGGTTTTAGTGAAGAAGCCGATCCAAGCAACTTTAAGAAAACCAAAGGTTTCCATATGGATTCTGGTGTTAGTGGTAAAACGTTTGAATTTGGTGAATTTGAAGGTGGTGCAGATACTTTCAGAGGTACAGACACCTTACAACCGACTTCAGCGTATAATGAATTAAATACAAGAAAATTCACATTAGTTCCTGCAGGTGGTTTTGATGGATGGGATGTTCATAGAAATAGTAGGTCAAACACCGACCTTTACAGACAAGGTGGTATTTTTGATGGCGTGCCTACAAATCAAACACCAAGAACCGATTTCCAGGCTTGGGAAACAGCTATTCAAACATACTCAAATCCTGAAAGCGTTACTATTAACTTGTTCTCAACTCCGGGCATTAATTGGTCAGACCACAACATTTTAGTTCAGAGAACAATTGAAATGATTGAAGAAGAGAGGGCAGATAGTTTATATATCATCGATTCTCCCGATATTGATATTAATCAATTAATCGGAAATGATAGAAATGATGTTCGTTCTGCCAAAGAAGTTGCTGATTTATTGGATATCGCAAACATCGATTCTAACTATTCTGCAACATACTTCCCTTGGATACAAGTAAGAGATATTGATAACGGTATTAACGTTTTCATTCCACCAACAGGTGAAGTTGTTGCTTCAATTGCATTTACCGATAACAGTAAATTCCCTTGGTATGCGCCAGCAGGTATACAACGAGGTGCAACGGGTGCGTTGAGGTCAAGATATCGTTTATCACAAGATGCGAGAGATGTGCTTTATTCAAACAGAATCAACCCTATGGCTGATTTTGCTGACACCGGAACGGTTATCTTTGGTCAGAAAACATTACAGGTTAGAGAAAGTGCGTTAGATAGAATTAATGTTCGTAGGTTGTTGCTTCAAATTAAAGTTCTTATTTCTAACATCGCAGTTAGGTTGTTATTTGAACAAAATGATGAAACAACAATTGACCAATTCCTTTCAAAAGCAATCCCAGTATTAGATGCAATTCAAAGAGAAAGAGGTTTGGAAGCATTTGATATTAAAATGGATGATAGTATTAACACACCAGAAACTCGTGAAAGAAACGAACTTTATGGTGAAATTTCAATTAGGCCAACAAGGTCTGTTGAATATATTGGAATCACATTTAATATCACACCGGCAGGTGCTGCATTCCAAGACATATAAAATCAATAAAGAAAAAACAAACCCCCATCATTTTTGTTGGGGGTTTGTTTTATAAATGTATTTATGATTACCACAATCGTAAATTCTAGGAATTTTTCTTTCAAGCATAATTTGATGTGCCGTTTTAGTTTTATCAAATCCTTGTTTTACCAACACGTCTTTTCTGAAATTAAACCTATGTTTTTTTGTGATTGTATCTTTAAAAACATACCAATAATTCGGTTTTGTTATTGAATGATATGTAAAACCCATTTTTTCGTATGAACCACCATTAAAATATCTAATGTCTGCATATGTTACAACTTCATTTACATCATATTTTTTTAAGAAATACTTGAATAATTTACTTGCACCACCAACAACCAATAGATTTGTTTTGTTACAAAATCTTAACATTTCATAAGAGTTCTTTTTTTTTCTTGCACCCAATGATTTTCTTTGAGGTCCGAATGTCATTACAGAAACAATCTCATCATTATGATATAATGCAATGTTAATTTTAGATGCCACATAACCTTGTATGTGGTTTTTATTAAGAAATTCATTTACAATTGAACTGTTAACTTCTTTAATTTTACATTTTCTTGCAAAATGTTTTTTATTGACAAAACCCAACCTATTTTTTATTATTGATTTTACGACATTTTTTTTTAAAATCCATTCATCTTCAAAAATTTGTATTAATTCAATATTATTTTTTTTTGCTAATTTATGTTTATTTTTATGATAGTCATTTTCAACAAAATATTCACTGTGCCAATAAAGTCCATTGAATTCGATACCAATTTTTTTGGATGGAATATAGATATCAATCTCTTTAGGTTTTATTATTTTTCTATCATTAATATAATATGAAACACCAAGACTATCAATGAAATTTCTTAATTCAATTTCATATGTGGAAATTTGTGATGATATTGGTAGAAGTTTTGTTGATATTTCACAACCCGCATTTAAACGATTTATTGCAATTTTCCGATTGATAGTAAAAGTGTGTCCATCTGGGTGTTTTATCAATAATTCAATTTTATTTGAGTTGAGTATTATATAACCCAATTCTTCAAATTTTTTTGTGATTTTACCATTAATTGTCTCCCATTTTTTATTCATTATATCCGAATTTTGAAGAACTGAATCCACACCATATCTTTTCATATTGGTTTTTTTCATTCTCATTATTCGGTGTTTGCTTTTATCATTACAAACCCTTGAACAATATTTCAAATAACCTTCAGTAAACACACCCCTCCATTTCATTTTACCCCCACAATGTTCACATAACGGTATTTCCTTAACATCATAGAGAAAATGATATAGTTTTTGACTAAAAACTAATTTTTCTTTAGAAAAAAACGTCTCATTATATTTTTCAATATCATCCAATAATTCAGGAAAATTTTTCTTTACGTGTATTTCCCTTGTTTTATAACCAGATTTATTGTTTTGGGTAAAATATTGAATTAGTTCACTTTTTTTCATTTTGTTAGTATTTATAACAAAGAATGTGCAAAGATAATAAATTTTTTGAATAAATACAAATATAAAAATTAAAATATTATGAGCGAATTATTAAGAGGTATTCCATTTGAGTACGAACCTAAAAGGGTGAATAGGTTTTTTGCAGAATTTCCAGATGAATTGGGGATTGAAGTTTGGAAAGTACAGGAATTCAACAGGCCAGAACTTAACATCAATAAAGTTGAAATCCCATTTATGAATGAGATGCAATATGTTGCAGGTAGATATCAATGGCAAGAACAATCAATTACTTTCCTAGACACCATTGGTCCTTCTACGGCAGTACAGTTGATGGAATGGGTTAGATTACATGCAGAATCTTTAACTGGTCGTATGGGTTATGCTGCTGGATATAAGAAAAACATTATACTAAAAGAGCTTGATCCCACTGGTGTTGAAGTAGCTAAATTCTTTTTAGAGCAATGTCAAATTGTTAGTATTGATTTTGGTGAAAACGACTACGGTAATGATGAATTAACAAATATTACCCTTACCATTCAGCCTTGGAGATGTATTCTTAACTATTAAGAAAACCAAAATATTGGTGAAAAAAAAATCAACAGGCACTGTTGCTTGTTGATTTTTTAATTTATAACGATGTTCTTTTGTATGATTGCTTCAAAATTGATGTTTTCTAATTCATTTATAACATCATTTTTATCTGGTGGTATTGTGGCGTAACCGTGTATGTGTTGTATAATTGCATTTCTCATAATATTCATTGCCTTAACCAAAACATCTGCCCTTGCCAATGGATGACCTCTTTCGAAAATATCATCCCTGTCTTCTTTATCTAATTCAGATGCCCTGAATTTTGGATTTCCATCGTGAGATATTAAAGCAATTTTATCACTTAAAACAACCGTACTACTTCTGAAATCACCATCATCTTCTTCGAAAACTTGTGAAAATGTTGAAGGGTTTAAAATGTTTAGTTTTAATGGTTCGCCATCAAAATGTTTTCCGGTTCTAATGTGTATTTCATTATTTCTTAATATGATGTCAGTATTTTTTCTACCAACTAAAGCAATATCTGTTTTTTTAGGAAACACGCCTTCGGCATCCGGGAAAGTGGATGGTGCTTTTTCCGGATTCGTAAGTGCCATATCAGTTGTTGATTGTGCGGTATAAATAGAATCAAAATTTATTTTATGTGGTTGTGATATAACCGAACCCATCCAAAACCTCGACCTTTTAGGATATCTAATATCTTCAATGAAAATCCTTACGATTTCACCGACTTTAGGATATGCGTGAAAAAACTTTGGAATTAGTGGATATGCCCAAGGCAAGTCTTCATTTAAAAC